ATATGCGCGCTCAGGGTTGTTCAAGTCACTTACGGTAATTTCTAATCTTGAGATAGAAAATTCACTTGACAATATTCCGATTAAGAAGTACTATGAATCTATTAACGACACAATATTTTCCATGATCCATTATGTAAATTATTTCACACACGCTGAGCCAGAGATCGGTATGGTTTCTAAACCGCTTGATATCAATCGAATCCGTGCCATCGGAGCAATCAATCCTAAGAATCTTGAAGAAAAATGGTTTTTTAAGCTTGACACGCCGCGCGATGTATGTTATTATATATGTATAAATCAGGAAACATTAGAAACAGATGGCACATTACACCGAAAACTCGTCGACATTCTCAAGAACAAGCCGAGGAACACTTTTCAACGTGTATCATATGCAATCTATGAAACACCACACCAAAACGACTTTGGGTTCTGCGTTGCCCATACTAACGTAGTCCAAAAAAACACTTGACAAGCTAGCTCAAGTGTATTAAACTAGATGTTGAGGAAAGCTCAATATACTTTAACCAAATAATCAGGAGAGATTAAAATGACAATTGATATGGAACTTATGCGACGAAAGCTCGCAACACTTAGGGGCGACAACCCCGACCAGAGAACTTCGGTTTTCTTTAAACCAGATGAAGGAGACACAGACATTCGTATTGTGCCTGCTCCAGATGGAGACCCACTTAAGGAAATGCATTTTCACTATAATGTGGGTGAGCACAAGGGAGGTATTCTTTGTCCGAAGCGAAACTTTGGAGAAGGCTGCCCAATTTGTGAGTTCGCTTCGACCTTGTGGAAGGAAGGAGTAGCAACTAACGATGAGGAAAGCAAGAAGCTTGCAAAGAGTCTCTTTGTGCGCCAACGCTATTTCTCACCAGTAGTAGTCCGAGGCCGAGAGGAAGAGGGCATCAAGATGTACGGCTATGGTAAGAAGGCTTACGAGCTTCTTCTTGGTTATATTCTTGACAAGGATTACGAAGACATTACAGACATTAAGACCGGTACCGATATTACTTTGACTTATACAAAGCCAAATCGCCCCGGTGCATATCCTCAAACAAGCTTGAAGATGCGTCGAAACACATCCACACTCCTGCCTGATACGGAAGCGATCCCCGCCCTCCTCGATCGTATGCCGGATGTAGATTCTCTCTTTGAGCGTCTCAGTTCAGAGCAGGTAGACGCTATCCTAGACGCACAGCTTTCTGGAGATAAATCTGCAGAAGGCCGCTCGTCGGAGACAACCAAGTACGCTCCCTCCAACGGAACAAGTGAGGTTGATCGCGCGTTTAATGAACTAATGAACGGTTGATCTAAATAGTTTGTTTGAGAACCGATGGCAGACCGGGTGCCCAAATAGTCTGCCGCATTCTTATAATAGGAGATAATATGTTAGAATGGTTGAAGTCCACTTGGGCTCGATGGAAAGTGCAAGTTAGCTTTGTTGGAGGTGTCCTTGTGGTCGCCACAGCATACGGAACTTGTAGTTATGAACCACAAGTTGTATCAGACGCAGGGGATAATTCCAGCGCTGTAGAAGCAACAACAGAGCCTGTTTCTGTGGAGGTGTCAGAGACAACCACCACTGAAGCAAATACCGATGTCGGAAACGAAGAAGGTGTTACTGCGGAGTCCACTACAGGTGGCACCAATACTACCAGCGAGTAGTAATAAACAGCCGCTGGCAGACCGGTCCAAAGTCTGCCGCTTTTTATCACAAAGGAGAACGAAATGAGTGAAGAGCACAATATGTTAGAGGAGATGATTGAAGCGCTTATGAACGCCCGATCAGATTTTAGTAAATTTTATGAAGATGGTAACAGTGCGGCAGGAACTAGAGTTCGCAAGGCTATGCAAGAGGTGAAGGCGCAGGCCCACACACTTCGTCTTCATATCCAAGAAACAAAAAACAACAAGTAAAACAGCACTTGACAATTCCTTGACACAAAACCCTTGCAAAACTCCTTCGCCTATGGTATATTATATAGGTAATCAAGAAGGAGAAAACCAATGAAGATTATACCTACAATCCTTTCGACAGCGCTTCTCGGCGCCCTCACGACTCCGGTCGCACACGCTAGCCAAACTCCCTATATGTGGGGAATTGGACCAACTGTTAACACCATAGTCCTACCAGGAAACCACCCGTTCGAGTTCCCAGACGTAGTTAAGTCTGCTGGGTTCAGAACAACAGGCGGCGACGTCGGATTTGGCTTGCATGGCGTTCTACACATGCGCAAGAACCAGCGCTTCGGCACCCATATGTGGTATCATGTTGGAGATAATGGTTACAGTAGCCCGAACATGACTCTGGACTACGATTTCATCGGTACATCAGCAAACAACGTGCATATCCTTGCCGGCCTTGGCGTGGGCTTCGGCTCGCAGAGTTGGCTCAAGGATAATGGGGCTGAGTTTAGGATGAATACCTTCATCGCAAGGGCTCAGGCTAGTGTTGGGTTTCGTTCCAAGAGGAACTGTTACCAGATTGGAGCATTCATGAATCTATACGTTCCGGGTGATCAAACGATTAACCGAACCAACGGTACACAGACAGATGTTCCCTTTGCAATCTATCCGACGCTCGGGCTGGAGTTCACCGCTTTCTTTGGAGACTTCAAGCCGCCAAAGAAGCGTAGCAACAGGCGAACCAAGCGTAACAGAAAGAACAAGTGACACAATATAATAAGCCGATGGCAGACCGGTCAAAAGTCTGCCGCTTTTTAAGATTTTCATATGAGGAGAAATAATGAAGCTTATCTTACCAATCCTTGCAGCAATGATGTGCATTGCTTGCGACGACAAGGAAGACGATACCGCCGCCGACACGGCAGCAGCCGCTGAAGACACAGCAGTAGAGTAAAAAGGGCGATCTGCCAAATTTTTTCCCCGGTAAAAATTCCAGATTTTCGTCTTTTAAATATGCCGCTGGCAGACCGGTTAAAAGTCTGCCGCTTTTAAAAAAGTTGTTGACAAATATTAACAACTGTCATATAATAATAATATCCAAAGTGGTGAGGATCATAAAAACCCACATTAACTTAAAAGTGTAAATGCTACGGCTAATAAACACTTTATCACACCGGCCATTGGCCACGGAGAAACACCATGTCTAATACAGACAATAAAGCGCCTGCTAGCGCTGAAACTAGCACCACGAATGTCGCCGACCACAACGTAGTCGACATTAACGCCAGCGAATCCAGAATTCGTGTAGGCTTTGACAACAGAGGAACAATCAACTTAGATACGCTTGAGATGCTTACTAAGATTGAGTTCAATGACGCGAAGTATTCACACTTCGCCTGGTTAGATTTGAATGAGGTAGATACCAACACTTCTAACTGGAAGAATATTGGAATTCGGGATACTAACGACGAGGCTACGAGAATTGAAAGCTTCCGAGTTTCTTTCCGCCGCCATGGATATGATATGTCGGAATTCCCACCATGTATCGATACTGATGGTGATGTAATGGAAGGGCGTACGCGCATTAAAGCAGCTATCCTGAACGGGTATCGCTACATGCCAGTCGCAGTCTACACTCGCAGCGTCAAGACCGAGCGCAATAGCGTAACCAACGGATTAGTCGCCAATCAGAAGAAGCCGGTCTTTATGGCTAGCTTCAATGATTATGTGGCTGCAGGAGTGAGCCTGATCACCAACGGACAACTTAAGGCTACGGCTACGAAGGTCGATGATTGGCTGAATCATGAGGTCAGGATTAGTCGAGTATATGACAACAGCATCAATGGAATGATTACCAAGATTCGCAATGCTATCTTGAACCGCTCCAAAACAGATGATGGGCTTGTTTGGTCTTTGACTAAGTCTGAAGCTGAGAAGTGGATTAAGACTAACCTTGGTTTGGCTAAAGCAGACTTTGTTCTTGTTAACATGGCAGATAACGAGACTTATGCCGAGCGCGCTTGGCGCCATGTCCGTGATGCCCTGAAGAGTGGACGCGAGCCAGTGAATCTGATTTTTTATACCACCGATAGCAGCCCCGCCCTGGCACGTGCGGGACTCAAGAAGTCTATGGAGTATGTAGAAAACCTATACAGCGACTCTTGGGAAGTAGTTATGAGCCAGTTACCAGAAGGCGTCTCTTTAACAATTCCGACAAAGCGCCCCTTTATTTTTAAGGGTGCTTTACCGCAGATTGTTAAGAGCCACAACATTAACGGCAGTAACTTAATCTCGGTTGACAAGTACTAATGAAGACACCACTACGATACCCTGGCGGTAAATCGCGCGCAGTAAATGCGTTAATGGAATACGTACCCGACGATTGTGGGGAGCTTTGCTCCCCCTTTCTCGGGGGTGGCTCATTTGAATTAGCCTTGGCACAGAAGGATATAAAAATACATGGCTATGATGGATTTAAACCGATCGTATGGTTTTGGCAAGCATTGTTAAAAGATCCTGATAGGCTAGCCCAATTGGCCGACTCAACAAAGACCAAAAGACCACGCAAGTACATGTATCAAGGTAAAGAATATAAAGCACGAGGCTTGCTAAAGAAAGATTTTGAGCGATTCCGTGACGAGGTTAGGTTTGCGCTGAAGATGAACCATCCGCCCACCTTCGAGTCTGCTGCAAAAGTATATGCTATTAATCGGAGTAGTTTTTCAGGGGCTACGTTTGCCGGCGGTTTTTCTGAGAGAGCTTCTTATGCCAGATTCACAGATTCACAGATTGATGCAATTAGAAACTTTAAGGTAGACAACTTTACGGTAAAACATGCTGATTTTAAAGATTCAATGAAAAAGCATGACTGTCACTTCTATCTTGATCCACCGTATTTTTTGTCTGGTGCTAGAAACAAACTATATGGTGACGAGGGGGTGATGCACGAGTTTTTTCCCCACCTTGCGCTGTTTAGTGAATTGAGAAAGAGAGAGAACTGGATCTTATCTTATAACGATTGTGCTGAAGTTAGAGAGTTATATCGAGACTACAAAATACACGAGGCAGAATGGACTTACGGAATGAATAAGTCTAAACAATCCTCAGAAATCATCATAACTAACTTGCCAACCCGCAAGCATTATGTTATACTAAACGAAACCCAAGGAGGGAACAATGGCGCGTAAGACCAAACCCAAAACAAAAGCTGGCAGAGTATCCATCCAGGATCTAATGTCGCTTGTAAATAAGAAAGCCGGCAGAAATGTCGCACATGATCTAACTGGCGATAACCCTACGTCAGTTAAAGAATGGATCCCGACTGGCTCGCGCTGGCTGGACTCAATCATCAGTAAGGGTCGAGTTGCCGGTATCCCAGTAGGGAAAGTAACAGAGATTGCGGGACTTGAATCAACGGGTAAGTCTTATATGGCTGCGCAGATCGCAGCAAACGCCCAGAAACAGGGCAAGCTTGTTGTATATTTTGATTCCGAATCAGCAATCGACCCAAGTTTTTTGGAGCGTTCTGGGTGTGATCTAGACCGCTTAATGTACGTACAAGCATCCTCTGTTGAGTTCGTCTTGGAGACAATCGAAGAACTTCTCGGAGCAACGGATGAAAAGTTAGTTTTAATCTGGGATTCGCTGGCGTTTACACCATCGATTTCTGATGTTGAGGGTGACTTCAATCCGCAATCTTCGATGGCAGTGAAAGCTCGCATTCTCGCCAAGGGCATGTCGAAGCTGACCATTCCCATTGCAGACAAGCAAGCCACGTTTATTGTGCTTAACCAATTGAAGACAAATATCCCACAAGGTCCAAATGCGCGCATCGTCGCGATGACAACCCCCTACATGACGCCCGGAGGTAAAGCGATGCATTATGCCTATTCGCTCCGAATCTGGCTTACCGGCCGCAAGGCTAAGTCTTCTTTTGTTGAAGATGAGAAGGGATTCCGTATCGGGTCGGAGGTCAAGATTAAGCTTGAGAAGTCTCGCTTTGGCACACAGGGTCGTTCTTGTGCTTTCCGTATTCTTTGGGGTACTGATGAGATTGGTATCCGAGATGAGGAAAGCTGGTTCGATGCGATTAAGGGATCGGAAAGCTTAACTTCAGCAGGAGCGTGGTATACATTAGCCACCCCAGATGGATACAGTAAAAAATTCCAACCATCAAAGTGGACGGATTTAGTTACCAACGACAGTGAATTTAAAGAGCGAGTAATACGTCTAATGGATGAAGAAATCGTTCAGAAGTTCGACAAACGTGAGGGAACCGCAGATGCATTCTATGCAGACCCGGAAGATCTCACAGTTCCAGTAAAAGAATAAAGAGGGAGAATAACACAATGATTAGCTTACTTACACTAATGCTCTTAAGTCCAATGGATGTAGCAGAAGCGCATCCCGGACACACACGACATAGAAATAGGCCACGTCCGGTACGCGTACAGCGCAACCGACCTATTCCGCCACTGGCTGCACGTCCAGGACACGATGTTACTTATCGCGTAAATCACTGGACATACCCGCATAGGCAACTAAACTATATTTGGAAGTGGAATGTTGGGTACTATGATCTTAGAGGTAGGTGGGTACCCGGCTCCTGGTCAGTGACAATTCGATTTTAATTAAAAAAGTACTTGACTTTCTCTCTGGGATTGGCTATAATAGAATATAATCAATTAAGGAGGGTTATTAATGCGAAACTATGGCTATGCTTGTATCAACATGGGGTTTTCAAACCGCCCCAAGTCGCAACGTATCACAACTAACAGGACTATGATCAAACGCACGTTCCAAGAGCGTGGTATTGACTATGCTTCGGAGCTAGCGCTTCAAAATCTACGCGACTTGCGTAAGATTCTAGAGTGGAATCTAGAAAACGACATCTATTTCTACCGCTTGTCATCGGACATCGTGCCGTGGGCTAGCGAGTATGACTTGACTGACATGCCCAACTTCGGCGCTATCCACGCAGCCGCATTGTCCGCAGGCAACTTTGCTCGCGAGCACGGTATGCGCATCACATCACACCCCGGCCCATTCAACAAGCTGGCATCTCCCAAGGAGCGTGTGTTTCAGCTTACCAAGACTGACTTGTCTGTCCACGGTGATCTGTTTGACCTTATCGGTCTGCCACAGACACCCTATGCCAAGCTCAATATCCATGTCGGTGCTGCCTATGGTGACAAGCCGTTCGCTCTCGACAACTTCTGTCGCAACTTCGAACGCCTACCTGACAATGTGCGTTCACGCCTTACAGTCGAGAACGATGACAAGGCTTCGTTATACTCTACCAAAGAATTGTACGACAGCGTATACAAGCGCATTGGTATTCCGATTGTGTTTGACTATCACCACCATATGCTTCATCCCGGCGGTCAGTCCGAACAAGAAGCACTTGAGCTTGCTCTATCTACGTGGGGCGACATCAAGCCTGTTGTACACTACGCAGAGTCACGCTCTGTCGAGCACAACAATCCCAAGATCAAGCCCCAAGCACACTCAGATATGATTCGTAATCCATTCAGTGATTACGGTCATAAGTTCGACGTAATGATTGAGGCTAAACACAAAGAGCTTGCTCTATTAGAATATCGCACTGCGATGAGCGAGCAAACCATGGCACTGGCAGGATAGAATGAAAGATAAATTTAACTATAACAGAGAGAGGAGAGAGAATGTGGTTTAAAATAACCGGAAGACATATGCAACTAAATGCACCAGAGGGGAGGGTACTTAGCTTTTGGCTTGGCGCCCCCTCTAGAAAGCTCGCACTAAAGCAGTGCAAAAAATTAAGGATTGTAGATATTGAATCTTGCGAAGCAGATTCAACATTCGAACAAAGGATTGAGGTAAGATATTCATGAATAATGACGCAAACGCAAAACGAGTGCTGATAGTAGACGCACTGAACGCATATTTGAGGGCGTATATTGTAGACCCCAGTTTGTCAACCAATGGCGATCCCATCGGCGGACTAAAGGGGTTTATCAAGATCCTCCAGAAGTTGGTAAGAACCACTAACCCCGACAATGTAATTGTAGTTTGGGATGGACCTAATGGTTCTAAGAAGCGGAAGACTATGGATAAGAATTATAAGGCAGGGCGCAAGCCTATCCGCCTTAATCGAGCTTTCCACAATCTGACGGACGATGAAGAACTGCAGAATAAGATATGGCAACAGAGCCGAATTATCGAGTACATGAATCAGATGCCAATCATCCAGTTCATGCTGCCGGAGATCGAAGCTGACGATGTGATCGCCCATATCACGCAGTTGTCAATTTATGATGGATGGCAGAAGATTATTGTATCTAATGACAAAGACTTTATGCAGGTTTGCGACGAGGAGACTGTTTTATGGCGCCCCACTAAAGATGAGTTCTTGAACACTAAGAGAATTATAGAACAAACAGGTGTGCATCCGACCAACATGGCCCTCGCACGAGCAATCATCGGAGATCCATCAGATAACTTACCAGGAGTGAAGGGCGCCGGATTTGCTACGGTCGCCAAGCGCCTAGGCTCGATGCTATCAGTTGAGCGCACGGCTACTATCGATGAGATTGTTGAATATTGCCAGAATGCAGACAGCAAGCTGAAGTTTTTCAGCAATGTAGCCGAGAACAAAGGACTGATTGAACACAACTATAAGATGATGCAGCTATATTCCCCTTGTATGTCATATCAATCGAAGAATTATGTTGAAAAATCGATCGAAAATTTTGAGTGCGAGTTTAACAAGACTCAAGTAATTGGGATGATGCGCGATGATGGATTTGGTGAGCTAAACTGGACAGATCTGCAGGCAAACTTAAACAGGATTCAGAGGGAATGCCTTGACAACGGGTAAAATTAATCTTCAAATCTGCTTGACAAAACGCTCAGATTTGATATACTTATAGATATAAAACGAGAGGGCAATGCAAGTAGAAAAAGCAAACTTCGGAAAGTACGGTAAAACTTTTCAAGAAGGACTGGTACAATTAATATTCGAAGATCGCCCATTCGCGGATCAGATCACCGAAGTTCTAGATGTCAACTTTCTAGAGCTTGAGTATCTGCGCGTATTCCTGCGTAAGACAATAGACTACAGAGCCCGGTATGACCGTCACCCCTCCTCGTCTACCATGGATACAATTATCCACACCGAATTGTCTGACGAAGACCAACTTGTAACCGAACAAGTAAAGGAATACTTCGATAAGATTGTTGGTTATGAAGTAGGTGACCGAGAATACATCAAAGAGACTTCACTGGACTTCTGCAGGAAGCAGACCCTAAAAGAAGCCATGATGAAATCGGTCGGGCTGCTGCAGACGTGCTCTTTTGATGAGATTTCCACAGAAATCAACAACGCACTGAAGCTAGGATCTGACAACAACTTCGGCTACGACTATCTCGCAGACTTCGAGGCGCGATTTGTGCCGAAACATCGACAGCCGGTCACAACCGGATGGTCTGATATCGACAATATTGTAGGAGGAGGCCTGGGCAAAAATGAGCTTGGTGTTGTGATTGCCCCCACCGGCGCCGGAAAATCTATGGTTCTGGTACACTTGGGTGCCGAGGCGTTACGAGAAGGAAAGACAGTCGTTCATTATACATTGGAGCTTCAAGAAACTGTAATTGCCAACAGATATGATAGTTGCATCACAGGCTATCCTCTCGATGAGATAATAAATTTTAAAGAAGAAGTCTATGAAGAGATCAAAGATATTGAGGGCTCACTAATTATTAAAGAATACCCGACAAAATCTGCCTCGACTAATACGATTAAAGCACACTTATCAAGATTGGTAAAGCGTGGAATCAATCCGGGCATGGTAATTATAGATTATGGAGATCTCTTGAAACCCGTTGTAGTACGAAAAGAAAAAAGAAATGAGTTGGAATCAATCTACGAAGAGATGAGAGGAATCTCAGCAGAATTCCAGTGTCCAGTCTGGACAGCTTCGCAAACTAACCGCTCTGGACTAAGCGCCGAAGTGATTACGATGGAGCAAATCTCAGAGGCATTTAATAAGTGCTTTGTCGCCGACTTCATTTTTTCTGTCTCCCGCACTATCGAGGATAAACAAAATAACCAAGGCAAGTTATTCATTGCCAAGAACAGAAACGGACCAGATGGAATGGTGTTCCCAATTTTCATGGACACCTCCAACGTCAATATCAAGATATTACCAAATACAACTAGCCACAACAACGCCAACAGCAATCCGGCAGTGGTCACCGCGCCAGTCTCTTTGGGGCCGACAGCGCAAAAGCAGTTGTTACAAGCCAAGTACTCTAAACTAAAAAGGAATAAAAGATAATGAGAACAATTAACAACATCAGGCGATTCAGACTTTCGGATACTTTTGTGGAGCCATATAAAGTCAAAGAAGTTCCATGGGGGCCTTTGGGCTACGTTACTTTCAAGAGAACCTACGCCAGAAGACTAAGCGAGTTTAACCCAGAAGCCACCGGCACCGAAGAATGGTGGCAAACCTGTCGTCGAGTTGTTGAGGGAATGTTCAACATGCAGAAGCAGCATGTGTTTATGCTTGGCTTAGAATGGAATGATGCTAAAGCTCAACGTACTGCCAAAGACGCTTACGAGCGCTTGTTCACTTTAAAGTGGACACCGCCCGGTCGAGGCTTATGGATGATGGGCACTAAGTTTATTGAGGAACGCACAGCCGCTGGCTTATTTAATTGCGCCTTTCGCTCCACGCGCGATCTGCCCACTAAGGGCGGTTATCTTTTCGCTTGGATGATGGACGCTCTGATGGTCGGCATCGGCGTGGGGTTTGACACAGAGGGCGCCGGTACCTTGAGTATTTGCGAACCACAGTATACAAATGACGTGCTGCCCATAGACGACTCGCGAGAAGGCTGGGTAGACTCTGTACACACTTTACTTGATGGTTTCTTTTTTGGTTCGAAGGTACCGAAGTTTGATTACTCCGGCATTCGTCCAGAGGGCGCCCTGATCCATGGCTTTGGTGGAACCTCTTCAGGGGCTGGACCACTGATCGAATTGCATCAAAGTTTGATCGATTTATTCTCACCAAAAATTGGTGAAACTATTACTTCAGTCGATATCGTGGACACAGAAAATCTAATTGGGCGCTGCGTAGTCTCTGGAAATGTACGCCGCTCCGCCGCTCTCGCGATGGGTAAGCACGATGACAAGAGATATCTTGAGATGAAAAACGATTCCGAGAAGCTGATGCA